ACTATTTATTTAATATATACTTTTAATATATAAGTCTTGCTTATACTATATATAAATAATTCTTATATGTTTATGTATTTATATATAAGTGTTATGTATAAATATGGATATTGTGATAAACAAGGAGTTTCTATAAGTTTTACTTATATATTCTATAAGTTTCTCTTATATTATGTGATTATGATCATGTTATGTGAGTATCATTTTAATATAGGAATGTTTATTAAATTTAGGGTTTATATAGCGTGTATATAGTGCTTATAAGGTACTCCCCTCCCCCCTATATAGTGTCTTGAGTGGAGCGGGATTACCTCTTCCCCTAACTAAATAGAACCTATGCACAATGAAAGAAGTTTCATAAAAGAGTAGATGATAAAAATCAAATAAGATTACCCTATGCACAAGTTCTATTAGAAAGTGTAAAGTAATAAAACCTAACTAAAAATAGCCTATACACAAAAAGTAGATGAGAGAATGGTGTATAGAATGACCTAAGAGCGATTTCTAAGGCAATTAGACAACATTTAAGATGAAGGTAAGATAAACTAAGGGTGTAATTTAATGTGGTTTTAAGGGGATATTAGAAAGGTGTTATAATGCTAATAGATGAGTAGAGTGTTTATCTCCTTTTCACTCTACTTGTCACATTAAAGGAGAATGATAAAGTGAGTAAGGTTGAGATAGAACAAATTAGGGTATTGATTCAAGATGTTAAAGATGTATTTGAGAAGAAGAAGCCACAAAAGGTTGAAGTGATATTACAATTAGCGAATGATATGTTCATGTTGTATCAAGAGATGTTTGATCGTGGGGAAGAGTTAGAGAAAAGAGAGAGTTGCCGAGAGTGTGCGAGATACTTGTTGCCATTAACCGAGAAGTTGTTGCAACATCGTGAATTAGATGAGATTAAGGTTCAAGATGTGTATGCTTTATATCGCAAGGTGTATGCATTTGTGTCAAGAAGAAGTTTAGAACATTTCATTGATTTTATGGAATGGGAACGAACTACTTACAACAAGGTGTATTTTAATCGCAAAGACGTGTTAAAACCATTTGTGTATTATTTGAATAAATGTGTGTTTAGCGACACGATGAAATATGTGTTAGCGAGTTATCCACCGAGTTACGGAAAGACATTTGTGTTGAATTACTTTAGTGCGTGGAGTTATGGTGTTAAATATGACACAAGCATTTTAAGGATTTCATATTCGGAAGATTTAGTTAATTCTATGGCGAGAAGTATTAAGGAATTGGTTTCAAGTGATTTGTTTAGTGAAGTGTTCCCTGCCTTTAAGATTCACAAGAATAAACCGTTTGATAAAGAGAAAGAGAATGAATGGTTGCTAAAAGGTGCGGATGTTAGAACAAGTCATTATGCGAGAACACGAGAAGGTGCGGTTACTGGTGTGAGAGCGAATTGGGCGATTATCATTGATGATATTACTAAGGGTGCTACGGAAGCCACTAATTCACTTTTACATTCACAGTTGTATGACAAATGGAATAGTGAATGGATGAATAGACGTGATGGACATTCAACGAAATATATCTTTGCTGGGACAATGTGGTCGCCAGATGATATTTTGAATAAGATTGCTGATGATCAAGATAAAGAATCGCCATTAAAACCGAGTAAGATGTTTAAACATTGTTTAGAGAGTGAAGATGGCGAAACGGTTGTGATTAGGATGCCTTTGCTTGACGAGAATGACAAGGTTACTTGTGAGAGTGTGATGACTCAAAAAGAAGCATTAGGGTTAAGAGAGCGAATGGATGAATATTTGTTTAGTTGCGTTTATCAACAACAACCGATTGCTCCAACAGGATTAGAGTTTGCGTATGAGAACTTACAAAAGTTTCAAGAATTACCACCAGAAATATCCACTTATGCTTATGCGGTGCTTGACCCAGCGAGAAAAGGAAAAGATAACGTTTCTATGCCAATATGTCGAGTTGATGATGATGGTAAGCACTATGTGATTGATGTGTTGTTTAAGAAACAAGCGATGACGGAACTATATGATGACATTGTTGATTTGATTATTGAGTATAAAGTAGTCAAATTGGTTGTTGAGAGCAATATTGATGTGTCATTAAGGTATGTTTTAGAGAAAAAGTTAGAAGAAAAGAATTATGATATGTGTGATATTATTGAAAAGTTTAGCACACAGAACAAAGAGCAACGCATTAGTGCCGCAAGGGGAATTATTTTAAGAAGAATGTCATTTAAGGACAAGAATAATTACTCTAAGAATAGCGATTATGGGCGATTTATGGAGAATTTAACGAGATATTCGTTTGATTATGCTAATAAACATGATGATGCTCCAGATAGTTGTGCCTTATATTCAACCGAGATTATCTTAAATGGTGCTAAGGTTAATAAAGTCAAGGCGATTGATAGAAAATCATTAGGATTTTAATGTGTACAAGGGGTGTTTATGAAAGTATGTTACATTTTATATGTAAAAGTATGTATTTTATCAAAAAAGGAAGGTAGTACGAACCATGTCGGTGTTTGAGAAAAGTGGTGTTACGAAAAAGATGATGAATTCAGTTACTTTTGGGCGAAGAGAACTAAGTACACGTTATGAAGAAGATGATTTAAACCAACAAGTAGTTGGCGAAATCATTGAGAATAAGGTTAAGAATTGTTAGACCAGAGATTAACAACATGATTGTTGAGAACAATGCTTATCACATTGTTGAGTTTAAGAAAGGTTATGTGTTCGGAGATCCTATTCAATATGTTCAACGAAGTGATACCGAAAAGACTGAATTAGATTTATTTAATCAGTATATGTATAAAAACTCTAAGGCATCAAAAGATAAAGACTTAGCCGAAGATTTATATGTTGCTGGTGTTGGTTATCGTATTGTGCTACCGAAAGATAAATTGCCATTTGGTTTGTATAACTTAGATAACACTAACGCATTTGTGGTTTATTCTAACAACATTGAAAAGACTAAATTGATTGGTGGTTTCTTAACAAAACTAAGTGAAGATACTTACAAGTGTATGTGTTACACAAGAGATGTGGTTTATACTTACACGATTGAGTACAAGAAGAGAAGTAAAAATACGGTTCTTGTTAAGTTTAATTCAAGTGTTCCTAACCCACTAAGAAAAGTCCCTATTGTTGAATATAGACTAAATAAGAGTAGATTAGGCATTGTTGAGTTAGTGAAGTCAATGTTAGACACATTAAACTTCATCACGAGTTCCGATATTGATGATATTGAGCAATTTGTTCAATCACTCTTAGTCTTTGTGAACCAAGACATTGATAAAAAGACATTGATTGAGTTATTAGAAATTGGTGCGTTACAGATTATGAGTAATGACCCTAAGAAACCAGCCGATGTCAAGATATTAACCAACAAGATGTCGCATAGTGAAACAAAAGTCTTGTATGATAGAATCTATGTCAATATGCTAACGATTGCTGGTGTACCTAAGATGAGTGATAAAGCAAGTCAAGGCGATACTGGACAAGCGAACTTAATTGGCGAAGGTTGGACAATGGCAGATGAACGTGCTAAGCAAGATGAGTTAGCGTTCAAGGAAAGTGAAAAAGAAGTCATTGAATTAGCATTAGACATTTGTAAAGTTAAGACATCAAGCAAAATTAAAGTGTTAGATTTAAGCGATATTGAGATTAAGTTCACAAGAAATCGTAGCGACAATATGTTAGTCAAGACACAAGCGTTGATGAACTTACAATCAGCACAAGTTGCTCCAGAAGTTGCGTTTACGGTTATTGGGTTATTTAGCGATCCTAACGAAGTTGTTACACAAAGTAAAGCATATCATGGAGATGATTTTTGGAAAGTTGATGATAAAGAAGAAAGTAATGAATTAGAAGTAGTAGAACCAATTTAGGTAGTGATTGTCCTAAGCAAGACGATATAAAAGGCTTAGACAATAGTCATGCAGACTAAAAATGCGTTCCTTCAACAATTAGTGTAGTTCACTTAAAAAACTCTTTGAAAGGAGAATATATGGGTTTATTAGAAAAGATTATCGAGATTATTGGGGATGAAGATAAAGCAAAGGAAGTTGTGTCTAATTTAGGACAATTTATGATACCTAAAGACCAATACAACAAGAAAGTGCAAGAATTATCATCACTCAAAGAAGAATTAGGTGCTAAGAACGAAGAATTAGAAAGCATTAGAGTTAGTTCTATGTCAGAACAAGAGAAACTAAAACATGAATTTGACAAAGCAAACCAACTCAAGAGCGAGTTCTTACGAAAAACAGCACGATTAGAAGCAGAAACATTGTTTGTTCAAGCAGGTTTAAATCAAGAATCGTACAATGACATTATTGATGGATTAGTACATGAAGATTTAGAACAAACTAAGAAAATGGTAGGTGGTGTCATTAGTGTATTAACAAAAGAGCGAGAAAAAGCGATTGCCACTACTAAAGAAGATGTGATTAACACTACACCTAAACCTAACAATGCTGATGGCATTGAAACAAAACCTGTACAAATTAAAAGATTTATTTAATCAAGTTATGTCGCATAAATCAAGCGACACGAAAGGAAACATTAAACTATTATGACTATTAGACAAGACGCATTATCCATTAAGCAAATTAACGGAACAGCCGCAGCCGATTTGGCTATCGTACAAAATCAAATTATTGAAAATATTGAGCGTTCAGCAATCTCTGTAATGCTTAAAAACCAAAACCTATCTGGAAATCCACAATCAGGTTCAGTAGAAACTAAACGCTTCAAAAATAGTGCTTCTGCCGCTTATGGAACTGCACGAACCGCCGCCGCTGGTGTAGATGTTAGTGAAGATAAGGTTGTCATCTATCTTGACCAAGATAAAGAAATCGTTGAAGAAATTGAACACAAAGACGTAGTTGCTTACGGTGTTGCTGATATGTTAAACAGACGTTCACGCAATCACTCTGGTTCTATGATTCGTGAATTAGATCGTGCCTTCTTCTCAACAGCAGTTACTGGTGGAACTTTATTTACTCCGACAGTCGGTGCTACTACTCTCAAAATGAAAATTGATGAAGCCTTAGTTGCTCTACAAACAGTTTCTAACAACTTTGTTGATGGTGTTGAACTTGAAGATATTCGTTTAGTATTATCAGTTGCTGGACACAGTTTATTGAAGAATGAAATCATCACTCTTGAATCATCTCATATTACTACTGCTGATGGTGCTGTTGGACTATATGCTGGTGTACCAGTTTATGTTACAAACCGTTTACCAGTAGGAACTCAAGCAATTCTAATGGTTCGTGATTCTATTGCTCAACCAGTTCTATTTGAAGAATACAAGGTTGAAGAAATCCCATTATCAAAAGCAGTTGGAGTTTCACTATTCTACACTTATGGAACTAAAGTAGTTACTCCAGAATTAGTATTACACTTAGCAGTTTAATTTTAGAAAGAAAGATGGGTAGGGTGTTTCAATACACCTTACCTATTCGTGATTAACTATGATTGTTAAAAAAGGCAACGTAGAGATTACCATTAGAAGTGAAGATTATCCTAAGTACAAAAGAGCAGGTTGGGTATCAAGATACGAGAGAAATCCTAAGAATACGAGAAATAATTATCTTAAAAGAAAGCAGAAAGGAAGTGAACAATAATGTATTTAACACAAAGCGATCAACTCACATATCTAAAAATGCTATTAGGCATTAGTGGAGATGGCGAAGATGGAACATTACAACAACTCTTAGATATTGCTGAGAATATCGCAATACAAAATGTATTTCCTTATGCTCAACACTTTGAAGATTTAGAACTTCCTACACAGTACAATTTTTGGGTTATCTTAGCAGCAAAAGAGTTGTATGATAACAAAGACATGAATAGTTCTTACTTTCAATATAGTGAGAATGGAATTGCCTACACCGCTAAAGGAATGACTGGTATGTTAAGCACTGGGTTAATCTCACAACTCATACCTAAAGCGAGTGTTCCAAAATGAGTGTTGTCAAAGGGATAGCGAAAGTTGATTTCTATTATGCTAAGTTCTTAAACACAACCACTGGTACTTATGGCAGACCCAAAAGAGTATATGATACACCTATATTAC